CGTCCTTCCACAAGTTCCAGCGCTTTCACTATAGAGGCCAGTGCCTGAGGGCCCTGTGCCAGGAACCTTACCATGTCCTTGGCCGCCATGTCCTCCCAGCGCGCCATAACCTCTGCGACTTCCTTCTCGCTCATGCCGCGCGACGTCACAAGCCGCTTGATCGTCTCTCGCAAGGCTTGGGTCAACCCGTCCCGCACAAACCGCAGGATCTCCGCCGACCGGTCTCTCGCATCTACGCTCCCTGCCACTGCCGCCGTAGCCGACGCGTGTGCTGCGCGCGCGGACGCCTCTGCAATCTGCTGGGAATACGCATCCCTCAGACTGACCCAGCCGTCACGCGAGGACAGCGCTTTCAGTGTGCGGCTGCCGACGCCGTACTTCTTGGCCAACGCATCCAATGATGGCCGATCGGGGCCCGTGATGTATTCTGTGCGGATAGCCTCCAGGAGCGCCGGACTGATCTTCATGACACCCCATTATAGCGGAACACGATGTCTCCGCGCTCGTCCACTCCATCCGGAACGATGACGCTACCGAGCACAATACAATTCCATGATATTGTTCGCTTCTGCATCATCTGCATTCTATCCGCTCGGTGAATGATAATCCATCTTCCAGGACCTCCTGCACAAAGACGTTGATCATCTTCGGCAGGTCCTTCTCCTCGAAGACGTGTGTGACGTTGGTGGAATCCGTGTATTCAGCCTGCGTTATCCGACAGATCTCACGGAGTGCATTCTCTAGCCTGATGCGTTCCTTCCGCTCCGCCTCCAGCTGCGCCTCAATCTCCCCGATAATTCCAGACAGGCCACTGACAATTGTCAAGCCCATCACCTTCCTCCTCTTCTCCACAGCACTCGGCGTCCTCTGAATCCCGCGTTTCTTGTTAGCCGGCAACGCGTTCAGTGCGTCGGCGATCTCGGCATCTAGGTCGCGCAAGGACTCCCCCTTGTGCTCGTTGAACATGCTCCGTAACAGGTCAAGCTCCTCGGGTAGCCATACCCCCCAGCTGGACTTGTGGATCTCTGGCCGCGCCTTACCCTTCTCCCTGGCGCTGCGCGCCTCAACAATCATCTCCACAACCTCTGGCGTTTCATAATACTTGTACGCCAGCTCGCGGATCTGCTCCGGTGTAGGGTCTCCCTCTATGCTGTCAACCTCCTGGATCAGGGCATGTAGACGCGGACTTGGACCGCGCCCGTCAGCATCCTCTTTCGGAGCGGTCATTGCTCTGATCCGTAACTCCTTATCGTCCATCGGTCACCTCCTGGTGTATCATGAATCCTCGGCTTCTACATCCTCCCCGCCGGTTAGGAGGGAGCCCCTGATGATCTTCTCCCCGTGCTGCCATTCTACATCATCCGCCGACCTCGCTTTGACAATGCGGACGGGCCCCGACGTGATCACGAATGTCCGGAGCCTCTTGTGCCACTGGCGCCGCTTGTCAATCTCGTCCCATAGCTGGCGTGTCGGCAAGGTTCCCGCTAGCCGCGCGAGCGAACCCTCCGAATCCATCCGCCGGATAACATCCGCCACCTCAGGAGAAACCTCGGCAAGATGATCTAACAGCTCGCATTCCCGCGCCCACTTGTAGACGCGGATCAGTTGCCGCACTTCGGATGCGGTTAGACCGAGATGGTCGCTGGCCAAGTCGAACAGACTGGACGCGTTGCTGTCCGGAATGAGTTGCCACAGGTCATTAGATAGATACGTTACGCACTCCGCTAGCTCCCAGTTCGCCCGGCGCATGGTGCGGACAGCGTCCGCCGCGCGCGCCAGACATTCCATCGCCGCCCTGGCCTGCGGGGCCCGATAGAACCATAGTTGCTCATGGTCTACAGGACGGCCTTCGGGATCAATGACTTCCAGCTCGTTCCTTGCAGGGTCCCAGTGGACAATCTGCCACGGTATTCCTGGCCCGTGCAGCTTCCTGTGACACTCGGAGCATACGGATATTAGGTTATCCGGTTGGTTCACGTCACTATCGGAGGAATCTCCGCCCGCGCCTTGGTGATGCACATGAGCGACCTCCGTTGCCGGCGTTGGCCGCTTGTGGAATAGCTGGCATAGACCTTGATCCCGATCAAGCACCGTTCTCCGGACACTTTCAGCTACTGCCATTTTCCCCCTCCTTGGCCAGGTCCTCAAAGACGCTCGGCGCGAGCGTCTTCAGGCTGAAACGGATTCTATCGGCCAGTTCGCGGATCTCCCATTGCGCATCTGGAGCCGTCCGCAGCTTGATGATGTGACGCCACTCCCTGAAGTTGGCCGTCATCACAAGCCGCGTGGTTACTCCTTGTGGGAGATAGTACCGCGCATCCTCCGCTGGGACGCCTTCCTTGATCAGAGCGTCGTACGCAGCGATGCACGCGTAAGCCGCCTCGTCCGCCTTGATCATGGCGCCGCACTTCTCCACAGACCTTGGGTGCACAAAGTCCCGAGCCGGATAGCCGCCGATACGATCTAGGCGCTGTGTCTCGACGGTGAAGCTCGCCAGCCGGTGCCGGGTCAGCTGCGCCAAGCAGCAACGGCTAATCCCCTCAATCAGGAACGTGGCCGACGCGTGTTCCAAGACGGACTCGTGGCCGTCCCGGATCAAGCGACCGATCAGAAGTCTGTCCTCGTCTGTAGCGGTCAGCTTGTGATCGCCGCGCCTAGATACCCTGGCCGCCATGGCAATCAGTGACTCTGCATTCTCTGTAATCGCCAGCAATGTGACGTTCATCTCTTCTCCTCTTTCCCGGAAAGTTGAGCCGCAAGCTTCTGTCCCTCGTCAACGAGCTTCTGCCGTAGAGCAATGAGTTCATCGTGACGCGCTAGGTCGGTTTCGTCTCCTCCCACCTCCAGCCGCTTGTCCAAGACCAGGAGTTCTCCGTCTATCCGCCGGACCTGTTTCCGTAACTCCTCTATCCGCTCGACACGCCAGTCGGCCTGACCAGCTCCGTTAGTTGGTCGGCCCTTGGCATTCCACTCCTGCGCCGCCATCAGGTACTCGTCCCAGTGCTCCGAGGAGTACAACGTACTGGGCCGCAGGTACTGCCGCATCTTGTCATCGTTCATCCATTGAGCTACCTGGTAGTCGGTCACGAGCTTGAGCTGTTCAACGGTCGCTCCTTCCCTTAGGCGTCCTTTGATGTGCTTATGGTTGGCAGGGATCTGGCGGAATCGCTTCCCCGCGCGCTCATTGAGATACTGGAGCACCTCCTCGGCGCGCGTGTCGCGCGCCGAATGCTTACAAGAGGGTTTATCTACTTCTACCTCTACTTCTACCTCTACCTCTATAGGGGAGTTACTCCCGAGTTGCTCCGTAGTTACTACGGAGTTGCTCCGTAGTTGCTCCGTAGTAACTCCGGAGTTACTACGTAGTAACTCCGGAGTGACCTCAGAGTTGCTACCGGTCGGCACTTCTACCTCGCCATTGCAGTAACGTTCGATGGTTTCCCTGAACGTCTTGGATCGGACCGCCTCTACGTCGCGTCTGTAGATCTTCTGTGCCCAACCGCGCTGTGATGGCGGGTTGTAGTGTAGCCAGTTGAGGATCAGGACCTCGCGTGTCTCTGGATCGTACAGGATCTTCTTGTACTTGATGAACCGCTCTATCAGTTGGTTCACGGTATCTATGCTGTAACCCATTTCGGCGGCGGCCAGTTTCGGTGGTAGCTCGTAGCATCCGCACGCCGTCGTGTTCGGGTTCGTGAGTAGGTACAGATAGAACAGTTTGTCCTCCGGTGTCATGTCCAGCACCTCGGGATCGCGCCAGAACCTCGTGTGAACCTTCCGCCACTCCGCCATACGACCCTCCCTTGACAGGAACGGGTGGCACCTGATACACTACATGTGCCGACCTGCGGCTCCTGCCGCACAAACACCACGGACGGCCCGAGTTCCTCCTGCTCGGACCTACACAGTCGGCCCTCCCCAGTGGAGGGCCGTCTTATTATAACGCCTGCCGCGGCGGCGCGATTCCTGTGTGGGCGTGGTTTCGTCCGCGATACGGTAGAACCATCGGTTGCCGTCCCTCATGGTCTCGACCCGCCGGCCAGTCCCGGCGAGCTGGTGCCGGATCTCGCTAATCCGCGTGCTGATCGCCGTGGTCTGAGTGGCCATGGCCAATTCCCACCCCCCGACCCAGCGACCTCCGAGCCCGATCAGGTACAGATACACCCGGCCCGCTGCCGTATTCGAGTCTATACGTCCAGAATGCATGTTCCACCTCCTTCTTGTGGATACCTACTTCGCCGAGGCGGTTACAGGTTCCTTGACGCCGTTACCGACCATCTCCCACGGGTCAATGATATGCGTATGCCCCAACCGGTCCTGTACATACGGCTGTGATGTCGGAAGGTTCTCCGCTTCTCTCCACACAAGCCACAGATGCGCCAGGAACAGTTTGATCATCTTGCGCAAGGCCATCGCGTGGATGTGACCCTCGGAGATGAATTGATCGCTCTCCGCTTTGCGCTTCTTCCCATCCGGCCCTTTTACTACCGGCAGTTGAGCCGCGGGGACGATCTTCTGGCCCCTCTGGCGCGCTCTCTCCTCGTACTTCTCCTTCTCTTGCAGGTAGTACTCATAATACGGGCCCTTCGCCTTCATCAGGGAGCCCCCGAGCCGCCAGCACATCGTGCGCAGCTTGGAGCAGTACGGGAGCTTGTCGCCCTTGCGACGCTTCGGAGCCTCGCCGTCAATGACCCCATAGCCTGCGAACTGCCACAGGCTTGACACGTGTTCGCAGCGCGTGATGTCAATCAGGCCCACTACCTTTGCAATGTTCTCTGTACCGACCCCCTTGACTTGAGAGAACCAGTGATACGCAGGATGCTCCTCAATAAGTGTGGCGACATCCCTGTCCAGCATCTTCTCCATCCCGACTAGCATCCCCCACACCCGGTTGGTCTGAGGGTCTACCTCTCCGTTGCGGAGAAGGTGCGATTGCCGCACTTGACATGAGACGCGCATCTTCTCGACGCGCATCATCACGTCAACCAACCACGACAATGCCGCTCCGGTTGCCAACTTGTCCACCTGCTCCTCGTCCACGCTCTCGACTTCTTCTTCGTACTTCATGATGCCTCCTGTACTGCAGAGATTCGCTCGCTGCTATTGGGTTGCTCCGAACTTGTGGCTCGCTCACGCTCTTTGGGTTGCTCCGATCCTGTGGCTCGCTCGCGGATGCTTGGTTCCTCCCACGTTTTGGCTCGCTCACCGGGACTGGGTTCCTCCCATGTTTTGGCTCGCTCACCTGGCCTGGGTTGCTCCCCGCCACTGGCTCGCTCGTTCCCACTGGGTTGCTCGTTGCGCGTGGCTCGCTCCCCCACAATGGGTTGCTCGGTTGCAGTGGCTCGCTCTGGCAGCCTGGGTTGCTCGCGCACTATGGCTCGCTCTGAGGTGCTGGGTTGCTCGGCACCGATGGCTCGCTCGTTCCCGCTGGGTTGCTCTCGCAGCCTGGCTCGCTCACTTTCCCTGGGTTGCTCTCGCCCCGTGGCTCGCTCGTTCAGACTGGGTTGCTCGCGTACGATGGCTCGCTCATTGTCGGTGGGTTCCTCACACGCTGTGGCTCGCTCGTCGTAGATGGGTTGCTCACGGAACATGGCTCGCTCTATAGTCGTGGGTTGCTTCGCTGCTGTGGCTCGCTCGCGGCTATTGGGTTGCTCTTCCATTCTGGCTCGCTCGTGCCGCCTGGGTTGCTCCTGCACAATGGCTCGCTCCCCCTCAATGGGTTGCTCGCGTACGATGGCTCGCTCGGTTCCCGCGGATTGCTTCCAGGCGTTGGCTCGCTCGTTCCCACTGGGTTGCTCGTTGCGCGTGGCTCGCTCATCGTCGCCGGGTTGCTCGGAGTGCATGGCTGCGGGGCAGCCCCGGCCAGCCGTGCCCCGCTGCGTTAGGGTTACGTTCCTCGGAAGGTTATCCCTTCCCTCTTGGCATAGTATATGGCCGGGGCATCGTCCTCTGTCCCGCGTCCCTCTCGCACGCGGGACCTGCACATCTGCTAGGTAGCGGGCATCTCCTATCTGGGCTTGGTTTTGAGAGGGCCTAATAGCCGGAGCGGGTGTCACCCCGCTCCGGCTGCACGCGACTGAACGCCGGGAATCGAACCCGCGCCTCACTACGGCGAAGGAGGAGGGAAACACCGCAGCACCCAGGCTTCGGGCCTGGTCCGGCGCCGCACCACGCGGTTGCGTCAGTCGCAAGGGCGATGCGGCCGCATCGCCCATCGTTGTCACTAAGAAGGGTAGCATGATCCCAACTCACATACTATCAGATTCCAGTCTTCCAGAAGCGCCAGTGCTTCTCGCACGCGGTCCTCTGGTTCCATGCGGGATAGCAGTCTCACGATCTTCTCAGTTGACACGCCAGGCTCGTCTTCGATCAGGCGCAGGATCAACTTCGCTGTCTCTGGTCCCACGGCGTCCTCCCCTTTACCGAGCTTCGGCATCGCCGACCGTCGCGTAGTACAAGACCGCAAAGATCCCGAACACAAGCCCGGCTATTATCGCCAATGCACCGTTCCTGTGTTTCTGGGTGGCTAGATTATAGCACAACACCGACCACAGGATCCAACATGCGACTACTAGTGCCTCAACCATCGGCCACCTCCGACTCGCCGATCCGCTCGTACTGGCGCACCCAGTAGCGGCCCGCAGGCGTGACCCGCTCCTTGCGCTCGACCCACTTCCCGGTGATCAACCACTCCCCAACCCGCGCCCGCTGGCAGCCTTCTGGGACCTTGCTCTGCAACGTCTTGCCAAGCGTCTCGTATTCCCTGGCCGCCGCCGCTAGCGCAGCCCGGCGCTCAAGTAGCTCCTCAATCTCCGGATCGTTCATCCATTCCGTTGCATCCTTGCTCAGGATTGACGGCTGACAGATTGCAACAAAGTCACACTTGGCACAGTGATCTCCCTCTGTACGATCCGGGTAGGTCTGCCTGGCCAGGTGGCTATTCACCTCCTCCGCCTTGCGGACTAGCTCATTAGCGCGGTCCCAGTCCAAGGATACCCACAGGTCCTTGACCCTGGCCGCGGTCTTGTCCTTCAAGACGATGACGCCCATCGGCTGGCCGGTCAGCAATAGATAAACCTGCATCTGATCCGGCCACTTGCGGAGCCACAGCTGGCGGCTATTCACAAGGTCATCTACGGAATCTATGGCCTGGAAGGCCCAAGGCGAGCAGGTCTTGATCTCGCAAGGCACGCTGGCTTCTTCCGCTGGCCACCAATCGGGTCGCCGGTGGTAGCCGAGTGCGCCGTCAATGTGACCGGAGATCTGTGTCTCCGGCCAGTAGAATTCCTGCTGGGATTTCGTGAACTCGAACCCGGCATCCTCCAAGAGGCGCCGGACGGCGATTTCCTGATCGTGTCCCTCCCGGAAGACCTCCTGGAGAGAAACGTCAACCAGCGGCCTGCTCTCCGTGCGCAAGTAACACAGGTACCGCGTGCACGGATGACCCAGCTCGCTGGCACGGTTGCTCATGGCCGGGGAGCTCTTGCGCTCCCCGGCTATGTACTCACGTACGCTATTGCGGATCATCATTCTCCTTCTCGGCAAATCGAAGTACTTCCTCGTACAAAGCACCATCGCCGAACTCGCCGAACGCTCCTCCCTTCCTAGGAAGTTGCTGCAACCGTTCAATAAGCTGACTTGCCTCTGAACGAGACAAGTCCTTCGTGGAGCTGACACCGAACATGGCCTGAGCCATGCCTGTGACCTCATCATGGCTCAGACCGCGCTCCCGTGCCAGCATGTGTACGAAGCTCAATTGCCGTTCGCTGATGAGGCTTGGGATCTTCTGCTCGCTGGCCTTCTTGACTGGCGCTTGCGGTACGACCTCCTGGATGTGGTTGCCGTCGGCGATGTTCGCGTCATCGTCCTCCTGGGAGGCGATGTTCAGGATCGCCGAGATGGCGTACCGGCGCATGTACGACAGCGCCGAGCCAAATTCCTGATTCCCACCAGCACCAGTTAGGACGATCTGAACCTCAGACGATACCCACTGGCCAGACTGGTGCAGGAGCAACGTTTGCAGGATCGGGATACCGTTCCTGAGTGTGATTAGCTGGGTGATCGCCAATCCGTGATCCGCCAGCGGCTTGCGGACCGCCTCCAAGATCGCGTCTAGCGTTGCATACCGGAACCGGTATGTTCCGCCGGTGCGAGTCATAACGTCTACCGTCCTGTTCTTCTCAATCGGACGGAATTCCGCCTGCGCCTGTGACAGCGCGCCGATCAACTCCCCCAGATTGTCCGATCGCATCTTCGTTTCGCTTTCCATCGCTCCCCCTTTGCAACTGCTCGAGTTCCTGCTGGATTCGCCTGTAGATAACGCGAGATGTAGGAACCGCTATCCCGCGCTCCCAGTTAGATATTGTGACCCGGCT